TTGTCAGCGGAACAGTTGAAGGATTATCAAAAGACCATCACTGACATATTTGAAAAAATATATTCCAAATGAATGATGACATACTCAAAATGGCAGACGGTATCAGCCCGCTTGCTTTCACTCACAATCACCACATAGTCAATGAAAATGGTGTTCCGTTGGAATTCCATGACCACAAGTTCTTGATTCAGCCAATGGCAGACCTTTCACCTGAACAGGTCATCATGAAACCTTCACAGATTGGTTGGACTGTTGTTGTTGGAATCAACAAATCACTTTGGCTTGCAAAATACATGAAGGCAAATGTCATATACACCATGCCTTCCCGTACCGCAATCAAAGACTTTGTGTCCCCAAAAGTTGACCCAATTATTTCACAAAACAAAATATATCAGTCTTGGATGGGAAAAACTGATTCAAGCGCACTGAAAGCTGTTGGTGACCGCTTTGTGTATTTTCGTGGTTCATGGGAAGAATCCGCAGCCATTTCAATTTCTGCTGATGTGCTAATCAATGACGAAGTTGACAGGTCAAATCAGTTGGTTCTTGAAACATATCGCACCAGGTTGGACGCTTCCAGATGGCAAAGACCTGACCTTGGATTTGTGTGGCAATGGTCAAATCCTTCAATCCCTGGATATGGTGTTGATGAACAATGGCAGCTGTCTGACAAGAAGCATTGGTTTGTGAAGTGTCCCCGTTGCAACTTTGAATGGTATTTGAAATTTCCTGACAACATTGACTTTGAAAAGAAGATATACATTTGTGCCAGGTGCAAAAGACATCTTCCTGATGAAGCACGCAGGAATGGCAGGTGGGTGGTTCAAAACTCAAAGTCAGATATTTCAGGATATTGGATTTCGCAGTTGGCAGTGCCTTGGATTTCAGCAGCAGACATCATTGCCAAATCCCACAAAGACCCTGCCATTTTTCACAACTTCTGTCTTGGTCTTCCCTATATTGCCAAAGATCAATCAGTGTCCAGGGAAACAATATTGCGTTGCATACAAATGACCACCAATCCGCGCACTGGAATTGTCATGGGAATTGATAATGGAATCACAAAGACCGTGGTGGTTGGCAATGTGCATGGAATCTTCAAGGTGTATGAAACGGATTCATGGGAAGAAATTGAAGCAGATTTGGTCAGATACAATGCCACAGCTGTTTGTGATTTGAACCCATACCCAAACACACCCCGTCAGTTGGCACAAAAGTATTCAGGACGTTTCTTCACCAATTCCTTTGTTCAGGAACAAAAAGACCTTCATGTCATCAAGTGGGGAAAGTCTGACAAACGTGGCACTGTTGTTTCTGATAGGACAAAAATCATTGACATGGTTGTGTCAGAATTGGGGAATCAAGAAATTGTTTTCAACATGACTGTTGGTGAATTGGAACAATACATATATGATTGGGGTCAACTATATCGTGCAGTTGATACCAACACAATGGGTATGCAAAAAGCTGTATGGCGTACAATTGAAGGAAGGCGTGACCATTATGCTTTCGCAACATTATATTGGCGCATAGCCTTGGAAAAGATGTTTGCAAGTGGTGGGGTTGTAACAACGCCACAAAAGCGTCAGAATAGTATTGCAAGGACATCTGTTGCAGTTAGTGAAGAAGGGACAGTTCCTTCTGTTAATTTGAAGAACATTGCAGCAAAGACTTTGCAAAAAGGAAAATCATGGAAAACAAAATGATACAAAATACAGCTTCAAAACATAACATTGAACCCCGTGTCTTTCATGGAAATGAAAACTTGTTTGTGGTCTTCTATACAATCAGCAGTCATGAATGGACTTCCTTCAAATGTGTGTATTGTGGAACGGGAAACACCTTTGGAATGAAGAATTGGGGAAAGCCACTTTTCAGATACAGGGGAAACTTTCACACCTTCTTTGTTGCCGACTTGGCGAAAAACGAATTTTTGATTGAAGATTTCAATTTGGAATTTATGTGTCCAAACTGTAAAATGTTATATAAAGCATTTGTTAAATAAAAAATATGTCAAAATCACCAAATCTTCAAACACCAATTGGAACAGATGAACGCGTTGAAGGTTTATTACCTGAAAGCACTAATGACCTTCCACTTGCATTGGAACTTGATGACAAAGATGTTTTGCGAATCATAGGAAAAAGGGTTGAAGACGCTGAATCATTTTGGAACAGGGAATTGGGTTTGGATGAAACACGCAAAAAAGCTGATGACTATTATGTGGGCAATACATATCAAGAAGATGATTTGTATGAATTCCAAGTTCCATATAAAAATAACAGGATCATGACTGCTGTTGAAACATTGCTTCCAATGTTGACTTCACAAATCCCCTTCCCTGTTGTTACTGAAGGACGTGATACTGATGAATCCCGTGAATTGGGACATGACTTGGAAGATGTATTGATTGCCAAATATGATGATTTTGGTGTCAGAAAAGCGTTCACAAGGATTGGAAGACATTTGTTGATGGGCAAACGTGTTGGAATTTTGAAATATAGATTTGATCCTGAAGGTGGCGAACTCATGCCTGATGGCACATATAAAGGTGCAATTATTGTGGAAGCGGTTAGACCTGAAAAGGTTGTCTTTGACGCAGACGCTTCAGACCCTGACAACATTCCTTTGATTGCGGAATATATGTCTGACACAATTGAAGATTTGGTTGCACAATTCCCCAAGAAAAAAGAAGAAATATACAAGGCGTATGACATCAAGCGTGGTGTCAAAAGTCAGGTGTCCAGAAAGGTTGGGTATGTTCAGGTGTGGTTTGACTATCGTGACGCTGAAGGACGTGTTCAAGAAGCTGTGGCATACAAGTTGGGTGAAATCCTGCTTGGCGCAACCAAGAATCCGAATTGGAATTATGATGAATTTGAACAAATGCCTGATGGCAAATATAAGCGTTTGAACTATTTTGACAGACCAAGAAAACCATATATTTTGGTGAACCACATCAACACTGGCAAATATGTGATTGATGACACTTCCCTTGCAGATCAAGCGCACCCACTTCAGGACGTATTGGAAAAGCGTGGTAGACAGATTGTTGAAAATGCTGATCAGGCTTCTTCAGGGCTTGTTTTGAATAGCAACATGATTTCACCTGAAGACGCTGCCAAATTGGTTGGTGATCCATCTGAAAAGATTATGGTTGATGGTGATGTCCGTGAAGCAGCAACCAGACTTCCATATAACATGTTGCCAGCTTATGTCATCAATGACAAAAATGACGCAAGAAGTGAAATTGACAACATATATGGTGCAAACGCTGCACTTCGTGGTGAAGACCAACAGGGTGACAAACTTCTTGGCGCAATGGTTTTGTCACAACGTGGCAACGCGGGAAGACTTCAAACAATCACTAATGCTTTTGAAGACGCATGTGGACGTGAATATGGTCTATATCCTGCAATGGTTCAAATGATGAAAGTGTATTGGGACGAACCAGAAATTGTCAGATACACACCTGATGATGGCAAAACACGATTCATTGAATGGCAAAGTGACAAAGTTGAAGATGGTGTCAAAGTCAGGGTCAAAGCTGGTTCTGCTATTCCAAAAGACAAACAATCCAAAAAGAATGAAACAATCCAACTTGCACCCGTTCTTGACCCGCTGACTTTGGCTGAAGGAATGGATTGGGCAGACGCAAAAGGAATTGCAAAACGCTTGGTATATTACAGATTTTTCATGGACAAATATCTGACCGAAGTTTTGGGTGATGATGGTTCAATGGTTGACCAACAAGCAATGGCTGATATTCACGCTTTGGTCAATGGACAAGTGCCACCTGTTCCAGAAGAACCTTCCAAGAAATATATTGCTACTTTTGAAAAGTTTTTGGGCAGTGCTGGTTTCCAACAAATTAAAGATGTGCAAATCAAACAAAATGTGATTACTTTTGCAAAGATGGTCAATGACAAAGCAAAGGGTGGAATTGGTGAACCAGGTTCAGTTCAATCTGAACAAAATCCCGCAGCACCAACACCAGCGGAATCTGAAGGAACAGTTCCAACTGAAGGTGAACCTGCACCTGTTGCACCGCAACCAGGTGGGTCAGCACCCGCACCACAAGAAGCACCACCCGCCAACAATGGACAAAATTTCATTCAACGTATAATATCTAAAGTGAGAGGTCAATAATATGCCATTACCACAAACAACAAATGTTGGAACAATTATGCACAAACTGAAAGCTGAAGGTGGAAAATCCCGTGAACAAATGATTGCAATTGCCCTTGACCATGCAAAGAAAAATGGTACAAAAATACCAAACAAGAAAAATGTTGCAATGAAAATGCGGGCTGATAAAATGAAAGATTTTGTCTGGTTTCAACCGCGTCTGTTCCATGAGTATCAAGACCACTGAATGAACCACCTTGTGTATTCTTTGCAATTTTAACAGGGAATTTCAAACTTTCGCCAACCCATTTCTTTCCATTTCCAACAAATCTGAAGGTCACGAAGTTGTCTGACAAAAAGTTGTCAAATACTTTAGGAACAATTTTGTCCTGTGTGGTTGTTAAAACTCTTGGTGTAAAATTCATTTTGTTTTGTTTTTATAAACGAAAAAACCCGCCCTTCTTAAATTTGGCGGGTCTAACTTGACCTCTGGTTATAATTTAGAGTATTGAAAAACCTTTGTCAAGTGTTTTCAATAATCTTCATCAATATCATCATTATTATGCTTCTGATTTCCTTTGTCAATACCCTTCTGCGAGGCTAATTTTGACAATGCACTTGCTAAGTTAGCAATACATTCATTCATTTCACCTTTTTCTTCATCAAAATATTCACGTCTTGCAGCAGAAACCAACTCATCAACAATTTGCCATTCCTTCCATTTGATGTCTTCTTTTGGTGGTTCTTGATTTTTGACAGCCTTTGCAACAACAGGATTCTTTTTGCCAAGCAAAATAAGCCTTTTCTTCATGGCTTCTTTTTTTCTTTGATATTCCTTTGACATTCCAACAGGTGAATCCATCATATTATTTCATTTTATCAGCCCGCATTTTCATTGCAACATTTTTCTTGTTTGGTATTTTTGTACCATTTTTCTTTGCATGGTCAAGGGCAATTGCAATCATTTGTTCACGGGATTTTCCACTTTCAGCTTTC